CTTGAACAGGCTCTGATCGACATCGCTGGTTTCATCGACGAGCGTGGTTTGAAGGTTGCTCTGCGTGGCATGAAGCTCATTATCCCCCCGAGCCTTCAGTTCACTGCCGAGCGTATCCTGAAGTCCGAGCAGCGCGTTTCGACAAGCGACAACGACATTAACGCTCTGAAGTCCGGTGGCTATATGCCTCAGGGCTTCACCGTTAACCACTTCCTGACCGACACGGATGCTTGGTTCATCAAGACCGACGCCCCGAACGGCATGAAGCACTTCGTTCGTTCGCCCATCAAGACGGCGATGGAAGGCGACTTTGAAACGGGCAACGTCCGTTACAAGGCCCGCGAGCGTTACAGCTTCGGGTGGTCTGACCCCCGCGCCATGTATGGTTCTCCCGGCGCTTAATCGCCTCTGGGACACCCCGAGACAGAAGGGGCCGGTATTGTACCGGCCCCTTTTTCATGTATAGTCAATATGTCCCTGACTGCCTCCCGGCAGACACCCCGCGACAGGAGATCGACATGGGTACTTCAACATTTTCCGGCCCAATTAAGGCCGGTCCAATCAAGTTTACGACTGGCACGACCCTTGGGCAGGATGTTGCCAACACCGGCAACGTCGTCCTCATGCAGTCGGAAGCTGTTACGCAGGCCGGTCCCGGCGCGGATGGCGTCTACACAACCAACATCGTTCTTCCTGCTGGCAGCACGATCACCGACATCAAGCTCTATGTGGGCGTTGTCTGGAGCGGCGTGGCCTCTACCCTTGGCATCGGAACTTCCGCTTCCGCTACGGCCCTAACGGCTGCTTCTGCGGTTGCTGGTGGCACCCTCGGCATCATCACTGCTACGGCTGGCGCTGATGCTACCCGTGTTGGCACTTGGTACAATGTTGGCACAACCGACATTCGCATCAAGCTTACCTCGACCAACACTGGTACAGGTACTGGCTATCTAGTCGTCAGCTACGTTCAGCCCGGTGTCATCAACCCCTAATAGGAGGCTCTGATGGCTGACGCAGTTGCCACACAGACCCTCTTTCAGGGGGATAAGGTCCTTGTAATGAAGTTCACCAATGCCTCGGATGGCACGGGTGAGTCCGCTGTGACCAAGGTGGATGTTTCCACCTTGTCTTCCTATCAGGGTAAGGCTTGCACGGGCGTCCAGATCGACAGGATCTATGGACTGACGCATGGCATGGAGGTTCGCCTGTTGTGGGGAGCTTCAACAAACGTCACCATCCTGACGTTTCCGCAGAACTTCGCTCAGACCATGAACTTCGATGACTTCGGTGGTTTGGACAACAATGCTGGCACGGGCAAGACGGGAAACATCCTGTTCACCACGCTCGATGCTTCTGCCGGGGATGCCTACACAATCATCCTTGTAATGCGAAAGCTCTATTAAGGAGAAATACAATGGCTATGACTCGTGGTGGAATTGGGCGTGAGGTTGCTGGTGCCCGCATGAAGAAGCGGGCGATGGGCGCTTCGCGTCAGGGTCAGCGTATGGCCCCCGACATTATGACCGATATGCCTATGAAGGCTGCGGCTCCTGCAATGCCAATGGCTGCTGCACCGATGGCGGCAATGAAGAAGGGCGGCATTGCCAAGAAGGGCAACAAAGATCCCTCCAAGACCCCCTCATTTAAGAAGGGTGGCTCTGCCTCTAAGAAGGGCGGCCTCGCTATCATGATTGTGATGGGTAAAGGCAAGGGAAAGAAGAAATGAAAAAGCCCACCAAGGCTCAATCCAAGGTCAAGAAGGTGATGCACGAGTTTAAGACTGGTGCGTTGCATACAGGATCCAAGAAGGGTCCAGTAGTCAAGAACCGCAAGCAGGCTATCGCCATCGCCTTGTCCGAGGCTGGTAAATCCAAGAAGGGGTAAGGTCATGGCGAGCAAATCACCTACAGGCTTAATGAACATCGGCATGTGGGAGGGATCCAAGGAGGATGTCGCCCAAGACAAGCGTCTCGCCAAGAAGAGGGGAATGACTATGAAGGAATGGGAATCTTCTGCTGCCGACGTAAAGCATGATACGCAGAAATCTGCTAAGGGTCTTCGTGGTGGCGGTCTTGCTACTCGCGGCATGGGCGTTGCACTTGCCGAAGGTGGCATGGCTTGCAAGGCTGGCGGCGGCATGGTGACGGCCAAGGGTCAGGGTATGGCTCGCACGAAGTCCACATCGGTGTGTTAATATGGCTCTCTCGGGAACAAAGACGTTCGAACTCGATGTAGCTGAGTACATTGAGGAAGCCTATGAGCGGTGTGGTCTGGAGATCCGTACAGGGTATGACCAGCGCACTGCTCGCAGAAGCTTGAACCTTTTGCTTGCCGAGTGGGCTAACCGTGGCCTCAACCAATGGACCATTGAGCGTGTTACGATCCCGGTGGATCAGACCAGCGCCAGCTATAATCTTCCCGCATCTGTCATCGACTTCCTGACTGTTGTCGTTCAGATGCCCAACAACGGTAGTAGCATCGCCAACATTGACTTGACGGTTGATCGGATCAGCCGCGACTACTACCTGAATATCCCGAACAAAACCACGACAGGCCGTCCTGTCCAGTACACGATTAACCGTATGATTACGCCGGTCCTGTACCTCTGGCCTACTCCTGACCAAGAGTATGACCTGATCGTTGACAGATTGGTCCGCATGGACGATGCCTCGTCTGGCGTGAACACCGTTCAAGTCCCCTTTCGGTTCTACCCATGTCTTGCTGCGGGGTTGGCCTACTACATCGCCATGAAGAAGGCTCCTGACAGGATCCAGCTTCTCAAGGCGGCGTATGAGGAAGAGTTTGACCGCGCCATGAGCGAGGACCGTGATCGGGCGTCCCTTACGCTCACCCCGGTGAGGGATTGGTATAGGGTGGTTTAGCATGGCTAAATACACCCAAGGCTCAGTTGCGATTGCTCTATGCGATAGGTGCGGGTTTCAGTACCCATTCCGCAGCCTGCGCAAGCAATGGAATGGCTACAAGAACTGCATCCATTGCTGGGAAATGAAACATCCTCAGTTGGACCCCATCTATCCCCCGACTGAACCGCAGGCTATCTTTGAGCCGCGCCCATCTCGGGTTGAGCCTATGGATGTTCCTGTCGGTCAGGAGATTTTCCCCTTCATCCAGAACACCAGCCTTCAGGGCGTTATGGCTATCGGCATCGTTACCGTGAGGATCACCTAATGGGCTGGACCTACGCAACCCTCGTTCAAGCGATCAAGGACTTCACTGAATACAGTGAGACTAGCTTTGTCGCGAACATCGACACGTTCATCCAGAACTGCGAAGAGCGGATCCTTTACTCCGTTGATTTGGCCGTCTATCGCAAGAACGATACGGGAACGATGACAGCGGGCAATCCATACATGGCTGTCCCAAGCGACTTCCGGGCGCCCCTTGGCATGAGTGTTGTCGTCAGCGGGACGAGAACTTTCTTGCTTAACAAAGATGTAGAGTACCTTCAGGAGTACAATCCAACGGGCGCGCAGGGCACCCCGAAGTATTATGCCTTGTTCGACGTTAACAACTTCCTTCTGTCACCGACACCAAACGCGGCGCTGACCGCCGAGCTTCACTACTGGTACAGCCCGGAGTCGATTGTCACGGCGGGAACGACATGGATTGGGACGAACGCCGAGCAGGCGCTTCTTTACGGGGCATTGTTCGAGGCGTACACCTACATGAAGGGAGAACCGGAAATCCTGAACCTCTATAACCAGAGGTTTGCGGAGGCTCTGACTCGCTTGAAAAACTTTGGTGAGGGCCGAGAAGACACAGACTCTTACCGTGATGGTCTCATTAGAATAAAGGCTACCTAAATGCACGTACAAGCAGCGCAGGCACAGGTCTTCAAAGTTGATGTTGAAACCTCGGACAACGGCGGTCATCCTCCCGAGTTCTGGGCTAGGCGGGCGGCTGACAGAATTGTTCAGGTTGCCGAGACGACGCATCCCGCTATTCGCGATCAGGCTTTGGCGTACAAAGCTGCGATTGAGGTTGTTGTGCTTGAACACATAAATCGTGCTATAAAGTGCGACAGATCAACGGTCAGTTATCTGGTGGCAGAAGCTGGTCATCCAACGCTGGCCGAACATCTCAGGAGGCTGTAATGGCTTTTACCGGAAACTTCATGTGTACGTCGTTCAAGCTTCAGCTTCTGACGGCGACCCACGCTTTTACGACGACGCAGATCCGCGCAGCCACCACGGCGGACACGTTTAAGCTCGCGCTCTATACGTCATCGGCCACGCTTGATGCGTCCACGACGGTCTACAGCGCGACGAACGAGATCACAAATACGACGGGTACAGCCTACGTGGCTGGCGGTAATACCCTGACTAGCGCCACCACTACCTCTAGCGGTACAACGGCCTACGTTGATTTTGCTGACTCCTCGTGGGCTACGGCGTCCTTCACCGCTCGTGGTGCGTTGATCTACAACTCGACGCAGAGCAATAAGTCGGTGGTGGTTCTCGATTTTGGGTCGGACAAGACTGCTTCGGCGGGTACGTTCACCGTTGTCTTCCCGACCAACGACGCCAGCAACGCGATCATCCGGATTGCGTAATTGCTGTTTTGGATGATCGGGGACTGACATGGCTTTCGTTGCAGCGGATCGCGTTCTCGATACATCGACGACCACTGGAACAGGGCCTGTCACTGTTTCCGGAACGTCCCCTGCTGGCTATCGTACTTTCTCCGCCGTAATGAGCATTGGAGATACCTGTTATTATTCCATCCAAAGTCAAACAGCTAACGAGTGGGAAGTTGGGCTAGGGACATACTCCTCTCTAAACACCCTTACCCGCACGACGATCTATCTTTCTTCCAACTCTAACTCTGCCGTGATATTTACGTCAGGGACCAAGAACGTCTTCACCACATTTACGTCCGGTAAGATCCCGCAGCTTGACCCCTCCGGTAACTCGACGGCTCTTGGTACGCCTGCGTCTGTGACTCTGACCAACGCGACCGGGCTTCCCCTTTCCACGGGTGTGACAGGAAATTTACCTGTCACGAACCTCAACAGCGGCACAGGGGCGTCGTCCACAACCTTCTGGCGGGGCGACGGCACATGGGCCACGCCTGCGGGCGGCGGGGGTGGTACATCAACTGGCGGAAACATCTTTCTCGCCGACTACTTTGGGGGCTTCTAATGGCCGTGACATCAACTCCTATTTTCACTCAGACTCCTAATGTCGGCGCGTTGAACGCCATCATCTCAACGGCAATGACGAACACCAAGGCGTATGACGGCACGGAAACGGCGGGCACCCCATTGGCCCTATGCTACACCGCTGGCGCAAATGGCTCCCGCATAGATCAAGTTCAGATCAAGTTTGCCTCCACCAACGGCGCGACTGCATCTGGCACATCAAACGCCACGGTGGTCCGTTTCTGGCTCAACAATGGGTCAGCCAACACTACGGCGGGCAACAACATTTTCTTCGGTGAAGTGGCGCTTCCGGCCACGGCTGTCACGTCCTTGGCGACATCTGTGAACACTGTTTACACT